TGATGATCGAGATGCTTGGGTCTTTGGCCAAATCAGTCTCCCTTCGGTTCTTCCTGGTCTTCTTGGTCTGGATCTTCCTGGTATGTGGTGGATGGCAGCAGCACGCCGACGGTGAAGCAGTACATGCCGCCGAGCATCGGCTCTCCCCTGCCCTCGTGGGCCCCGACCAGCAGGAGAACCAGACCGGTGAGCGCGAGGATCAGGCCCGTGACGCGGATGATTCTGTCGCGCATGCCTATTCCTCGAATTGGGCGATGAATTCCTCCATCGCCTTGCGGGTGACACGTCGCCAGCTTCTGGTTCCCCGTCGGCTTGGCGGACGGAATGTGGTGAGAGTGCCGTTGTTCGCGGCGATGAGCAGTGCGTGATAGTCGATGTTCCACACCTTCGCGGCCGAGTTCAGCGTCCAGGATTCACGTTCGTTGAGCGGTGTCTGGTTGACGGGGATCCGCACGCCGTATTGGTCGGCGAGCGCCTTGCGAGTCTGTTTCGTGGTTTCGGCGCGCACTCCCTGCTCGTTGAGTCTGGTCATGAGGGCCACGTGTTCGAGGATCTTGGTTTCGTTCATTGCTGGTCCTCGCTTTCGGTGAGGTATGGTTCAAGTTTTTCCATCGCCCACGGGAGTGCGAGCAGTACGCCACTGGCGACGTAGACGGCGAGCGCGATGGTGTTGCCGATCGGGTGGGAGCAGCCTTCGTGGGTGAGCAGCCATGCGAGGGCGAGCAGCATGATGACGGCGAGCGTGATGGTTTCACCGTTATGCTTTTGCTTTCGGGTTCGCATCGATGGTCACCCCCTTGGGCAGATAGTCGGCGAGTGTGATGGATGGCAGGAATCCCGCGTCCGTTTTGGCGTCCATCAGGAGCGCTTTGCCGATCTGGTCGGCGGCGGCGCTGCTCATGCTTCGGACGAAGTCAGGTATGTCTTCGGCCAGTTGAAGGCTCAGAAGGCTGCTGCCCTGTTCTCCGGCACCGTCGAGGGTGACTCGCGCGATCGGCGCGGTCATGCCCCCGATGCTTACGGTGAAGTCGAAGATGATAGGTTGGCCACTCATCACGCCACCTCCTTGGATGCTGTCACCGTAGAATCGTGCCTATGGGTGGTCTGGTTTCCTTCTTGCAGTGGGTTTGGTCGGGTATCGGTGGTTTGGGTGGATTTGTCGGTCTGCTTGGCGGCGGTTGCGGCGTCTTCGCCTTGTTCCAGACGGGCAAGTCGAATCTGCTCGCGAAGAAGGCGAACCGTATTGCGCAGGAAGCCAACAGGATCGCCGCTGACGCGAAGGGGGTCGCCGAGGAGGCCAACCGTCTTGCCGGCAAGGCGAACGAGATAAGCGCAGACGCGAATGCGATCAGCCAGAGGGCGTTGAGCGTTACCGCGGATCAGACGGTCTACAAATGGCGGGGTGAATTCGATGGCGAATCGTCGACCGTCTTCCTGCTCAACGACTGCCCCCACGAAGCATCTGACGTTCACGTGTTCGTCCGTCACGAAGACCAGACCATCATGGACAGGATCGTCGATAAAGTACCCGCGTTCGGCGAGATCCCGCTCAAGGACGAGCTGTTCACGCAGAAGGTAGTCGAAGACCAGCGTTCCATCGACAGGCTCAACTCCAGTGCCGGGTTCGTCTACATCGGGGTCGGCGGGTATGACGTCACCGTCCATGTCGCCTACACCACTGAGCTCGGGAGCAGACGCAGCAATACGATCAAGCATCGCCTGACCGACGGCCAACGCCATTGAATCCTTGCTGGACATCATGCCACTCCTCCCAATGAGAGCAGGAAATTGAATACGAGGAACGTGATCACGACCATCACGATGACGAACACGATGGGGTGATCATCCAAGAGGCGCATGAACAGAAGGAAGACAGCCACTAATACGGCAACGATTGTCAAGGCCACGACGAACACGGATGCCGTGAACGGCAATGTTTCGATGTACTTCTCGACCATCACATCTTCTTGTGGTCTGGGGTATCCCTTCGCCGGGCTAGATTGGAAAGCGCCAACCAAGCAACCAGCCCAACGAAGGGAAGAATGAAATGGAGCCATTGGAAGAACGTTCGAGCAGTGAAACGGTCAGGGACGGGGAACGTCATACGCCATCGTGGTACGTTCACTTCAACGGACATCGGCTCGGGCCGGTCTCCGATGCGAAGTTCAAGAAGATGGCGGACACTCTCATGTCCATCGTCAGAGAGGGAAAGCACCACGGGCTCGCGTTCACTCTTCCTGAGGATGGCCGTGATGTCTGCTGCATCTGGACTCCCGGCGTCCCGATCAGCTTCAAAGAGGCTGACAGTGAATCTGAATGACATCACGCCATCTCGCTTTCGGCGAGCGCTGGAATGGTGTTTTCGGCGGTGTCGAGCTTCTCAGCCATGGCAATGATTGAGGACAGAGGACGATGCGTCACGCCCGCAATGCGGCGCAGCTCGTCAAAGTTAAAAACACCGACATTGATTTTGCGGTTTAACGTGTTCCGAGGAATTTCTGCCCGATCAGCGAGCATAACTTGTGTCATTCCTGACTCATTGAGGACCTGCTTTATTGCAATCCCTAAATGCCTGTTTTCAAGCAAATATTGTTTCATATGAGACATGATAAAACCAAGATTGCGCTCTTCAAAACACGGCGTGTCTCATATGAAACAAGAATGCTTCATATGTAAGTAAAATGTCTCACATGCCAACAGGAAAGAAGACCGCGACGATTGAATCAAAGGCGCTTTCAATCGCAATCAAGAGAGCTATGGCCGTACGTGATTTCAAGACACGATCACTGGCTATCGAATCGGGAGTGCCTTATGGCACCCTCCGACGCATCCTTGAGCTCAATACAGTCGCCGACTATGAACAACTCAGGAAGATTGCGGGAGCATTGCGCATGCCGCTCTCTTCCATCATCGCCGACGCCGAGCACCTTACAAAAGACGCAGGGGTCATCGAAGATTACCAAGCTACCGATAACCGAGAAACTTCGAGTGACCATGAGAACATCGACATCGACGCATGGGCCGACCGGATCAAGGCCGAAGATTCCATACACAATAATTAGTAGTCCACAGTCGCCGAATAAACAAAACGCCCCGGTCGCTCGTTATGAGCGCCGGGGTATTTTGTCATATCTCGTAGGCCTCTATGGTGAGGCTGGTGTAGTAGCGGCTAACGAGTATTTTCAATCGCTTGCCAACAAGTGGCTCAGATGCAAAGTATGCGGCCGTCGACCGCGCCGTGATTTCCGAGAGCAAGACACCTCCGCTTTTGAGTGCAAAGTGCGGTTTTGCCTGCGATCCTTCCGGCACCGGTAGCTGTTCGACAGTGGCCTCGAAAGCGATGAACCCTTCGTCGGGAATTCTAGGACCATTCCAGTTGTTCTCCGAGACGCGGAATATTGCCGTTGCGGCGACCACATCCGCTCCATATGCTTGTCGCTGTTCGTATTCCTTGAGCGAGGCGTTACCAGTTTCGCTTTCCTTCGCCTCTTCCAGCGTTCCTTCAGGCACCACCAGAAATAAAGCCGCTTGCCGCAACGTTCGACCGGCGTGTCGCGACTGCCATCTTGTATAACTTACTTAGTTGAGCTATAATTATTATGTAAGCGAAAGCAGAACAGTGGAAGGAGGTGAGACATGGATGAGATCTGGAAAGCGATAGAAGCCATCGGCTCCCTGCTGGTCGGAATCGCCGCAGTCATCGCGGCGGTGAAATCCAAAGGCAACGAGCCACCACCCGCACCGAAGCCCAAGCCGCCGCACATACGGCGAAGGCCTCGCCGGTAGTACAAGAGCCGCAGATTCCGAATAGTCCTAGTATCCGGAGCTGCGGCTCCCTATCCCCAGACTAATCCATGGAGCATCATGAACACAACAAACGCATACAGGCTCGTCTCGCTGATATGTGGCGCGATGTGCCTCATTCTCGCCATCGGCGGTCAGGCCATCGCGGCCGGAACCTTCGGCATGGCCGCCGGAGTGTTCGGCTATCTGTCGGGAGGCCGGAAATGAGCACCGCAAGATATCTCAGCCTCAAGGAG